CGCGCACAAATCCTGGCCGCGCCCGGAGAGTCCCGACGTCGGCTTCACCGGGTTTTGGATTCGCGTATGAGCCGCAAAATCCGACACACGCACGGATCGGCTTCACCGGGTTTTGGATTCGCGTATGGACCGAAAATCCGACCCCACAGAATCTCTCTCACGCGCATGGCCGAGACACACGCATGGCTCCCCTCGCCTCCAACGCCTACACTGCCCGCATGGCCTCCCTCACGTCCACTGCTCTGGCAGACGGACTGAGAGAGCGCCTCGCGGGCAGAGTCGTACTCCAACCCCATCAGATCCCACCCTGGAGAAAACCCCCCGGCTCTGCCCCACCTACTGAGAATCCCCTTGCTCTCGGCTTCGCCATGATGGCCGGACGTGGTGCCGGTAAGTCCTTCGCGGCGATGTGGGAACTCCATCTGACACTGTCCGAGACAAGCAATATCCGAGCGAGGGTCATTGCTCCGACACTCGGTGACGGAATCGCGGCGGCGGTGGATGGTCCCAATGGTCTGCTGACCTTGTCCAAGGGACAGGCGAAGTGGCTCCCGTCCGCGCCCGGTGGAGCATGTGTGAGATACCCCAACGGGTCGCGGGTGTGGATCGTAGGTACGCCGACTGAGAAAGACGTGGACCGGCTTCGTGCTCTGACGAACGTGGATTTCGACGTGTTCGAGGAGTTCTTCGCGAACCCGATGGCGGAGAAGTCATTCGAGCAGGCTTCGCTTTCACGGCGGCGAGGCAAGAGACGATGGTTGATCAGTTCGACACCTCGGCCTCACGCGCTGATCAAGAAGTGGGAGAAGGACCCGAACGTTGTCGTCAGGCGCGGCACGTCGATGGACAACAAGCACATTCCGCTGGACTGGCTGCACACACTGAACACGCTCTACTACGGGACGCGGCTGTACCGACAGGAGGTTCTGGGTGAGGTCATTGAGGACGTCGAGGGGGCGCTCTGGACGGCGAACGATCTGGAGAGAAGTCGGGTCAACGGGCCTGGATCGGCCGTGGCCTCGATCTGCGATCGGGTGGTCGTGGGAGTCGATCCGCCGACCGGGAACGGGACGTGCGGGATCGTCGTTGTCGGGCAGGATGCGAACGGGCATATCTATGTCCTGGACGACCGGAGCGTCACGGAGGCGAGTCCGCACGTCTGGGCGGCGCGGGTGAAGGACGCCGCCGACACGTACGACGCGATCGTGGTGGCCGAGATCAATCAGGGCGGGCAGATGGTGAAGGAGGTGTTGAACTCGGCGGGTCACGCGCTGCCGATTCATACGGTGAACGCCACGAAGAACAAGAAGACGCGGGCGGAGCCGATCGCGCTGCTCTGGGAGGTGAGCGAGCAGATCGTTCACATGGTCGGGCAGTTGAAGAAGTTGGAGGACGAGTTGTGCGAGTGGGTGCCGGACCAGACGCCGAAGTCTCCGGACCGTCTGGACGCGATGGTGTGGGCGTGCTGGTATCTGAGATCTAGGCACACCGCCGTCGTCCGTGGCATTATGTCCCCAGCACCGGGTCCGGTCGGGATCCCGTCGGCCCTGAGTTCTGTGAGAATGGGCCGGTTCTGAGAGAGGAATCACATGAACATCACGCATGATCTGATCGCGGCGGTCACCGGGCCAGGATGGAAGTTCGGGCTGAGCCGCATTCTCCTGAACGACGAGGGCGTGGGGGTCGTGTTCATCGCCGGGACGGACGGGCCGTACGCATCGTTCACTGTCCAGAACTCGAACATGAGCCGAGGGGCCGGGCGCAACGAAGACGGCGACATCACGTGGAGACGCCGTGGGTCGTCCTGTCAGTACAAACTCGCGAAGTGCAAGGTCTCGACGGAGACGATGACCCAGCGATGGGTAGACTCGCTGGGTCCCGCGCCTGAGTCTGACGGAGTGCCGTCCGGATCCGCCGCTGATGTGTTGTCCTGGGTCGGCGAGGACACGGACCGGGCGCAGGCCGCGCTGGACGCCGAGATGGCCAGCGCGAAACCGCGTGTCCGTCTCAGCAGCGATCTCGAGAAGATGCTGGCGGCTGAGGAACTGCTGTGAACGTCTACAGGGACGGACCGATCCACAGTCACCCCACGTACCGTCGTCCGACCTACGTCAACTCCAGCGTCGCCGAACCCCCACGTCTTCACGTGACGTGGCTCCGGTCTTCCTGCGGTCACATCCTCGGGGTCGGTCTCGTGGGGCGTCGACAGCGATTCATTCAGTGGGCGGTGTGCCGATGAGCGTTCAGGATCATCCGCACGTCGCGAGGGTCCGGGAGTACCTGGACGAAGAGGGCATCACGCCTGAGACGCTTCGGTACGCCGCGACGCACGAGGCTCTGTGCCGGTCGTGGATCTTCGATCTGCTGCAAGGGCTGGCGACCGCTATCGAAGAGGACACCCCGTGATCCAGGTGGCCGTGATCGCGGGGCTGTTCGGCGTGTGGTGGCATTCCACGCTGAACGATGAGGAGGGCCTGTTCGCGCCCGTGACTCGCCTGCTCTATCAGCGACCCCTGACGAAGAAGTGGCTCCAGTGTCCGTGGTGCTCCGGTGCCTGGATTAGCGGTGCCGCGTCCCTGCTCCTGCTCCACGACGACTGGACGTCAGCCGTCATCACAGCCTTCGCCGCCGCTGCCATCACCGGGATGCTCGGCTCATATATCCAGGGAGATTGACAGATGGTGGCCTACAAACCGGAAGTGACGTTAGTCCGTCAACAGCAGATTCAGGCGTGGGGCTACTACGGAGCCTACGGTGCGGCGGTCGCCGCTCAGGCGATGCCGAAGACCAGTATCTACGGGGACATCCCACGGACCGAGGCCGTCGGCGAGGTGCGCTACATCGTCGGGTGGGCCGCTGACCAGATGTCCCGGATGCAGTGGGACGTCTTCGTCGACGGGTCCGCGGATTGGGAACTGGAACTCGCCGACGGCACGACTGTCGTTTCTGGCGGTCAAGGTGAGAAGAAGAACCCGCACGGCAAGGCCTCCGCTCAGGTGCTGAAGTCCATCGGTTGGACGGTGGGCATGGTGCGGCTGGTGACGACGAACCTGTATGTCGCCGGTGAGTTGTACTACGTCTATCTGGACAAGAACTGGCGCATCCTGTCCGTGATCCACCCCGACCAGAACGACATCTTCAACCGGGCCGAGCACGTCGTCCGGGGGCTCTGGCCCAGCCCGATCGACCCGATCCAGCCGGACGCCCCGCTGTTCGGGGTACTGTCCATCCTCTCCGACATGGACTGGCTAGGCCGACTGAGCCGATCGCAGTCCGCGAACCGAGTGGGGATGCGCGGCATCCTCGGTAGCGCCGACGGCCTGAACTTCGCCGGGGGTGGGGACTTCTGGGAGGAGTGGGACAAGTCGCTCCGAGTGAAGATGCTGGACCCGACAGACGTGGGGCCGGTGCATCTCCGCGGCGCGAAGGAACTCGTCGAGCCGATGGCGTCAGGTCGCGGCATGGGTGGGCTGTCGTGGGTGGTGCCGGACTTCCCGTACGACGCCCGTATCGAGGGCCGCATGGAGGCCATGATCCACCGGCTCGCCTACGGCCTGCCGATCCCGCCGGAGATCCTGCTGGGGCTGTCCGCTCAGTCACGCGCCACCGCGTTCCAGGTCGAGGAGAACTCGTACCGGGCGCACATCGAGCCTCCGGCCAACATCGTCGCGATGGTGGCGACCGAGGTGCTGAACACCCTGTTCGAGGACGTGGAGATCGAGGTGAAACCGGACCCGACGCTGCTACTCGCGAAGCGATCAACGGTCCAAGATGTCAAGGACGCCTACGATCGTGGCGAGGTCTCGGGCGACTACTTCCGCGAGGTGCTCGGCATCCCGTCGTGGGCGGCACCGTCGGACGAGGAGCGGGCACGGCGTCAGGTCATCGGCATTGACAAGGAGGAGGGCGGGCACAGCCCGACGACCGAGACTCCCCGCCAGCGCGGCGCACGCGCCGACCGGGAGGACCCCAGCGGTGCCCCGTCCGACCAGAAGTCGGCCGACGCGACGGAGTGGTCTGTCGATCCCACCCTCCTCGCAGAGTGGCGCGGCAAGATCAGCGTCGCCACGTTCCGGGCGCGGGACAGGCTGGGGGCCAAGGCTCGTACGCACAAGTCGCTGCGAGACGCCCTGCCCTCGACCCTTTCCAACGACGAGGTGCCCGCCCACCTTGGAATCCAAGCGCTCGAGAGCGCGGGGCTGGACGTGGCCTCGGTGGTGTCCGACAGCCTCCTGTTCCTGGGTCCGCGGTCCTGCGCGGGGGACAACTTCGTCGATGGGTTGACCGAGCATGTGCTGGCAACCCTGGACAGTGTCGATCCAGTGCCTCTGGATGACGAAAATCTTGCAAATCTGCTGCAAGGGCTTGCAAATCCCGCTTGATGACCCCTACCCTGCCTTTATGGATGCCTATGCTCTCCTCGCCGCGCTCGAGGACGCCCGTGAAACGCGGGGGTCGGGCATCCCACTCTCTTGGAGCGACGTCGCAGAGGAAGTGGGGATCCATCAGGCCGCTTTCAGCCGTCTGAAGCAGGGTAGGCTCCCCGGACCTCGCTCTTTGCGGGCTTTGCTGGACTGGCTGGAGATTGACGCCGAGGAATTCAAGGTGGGTGGCAGTGTCGAACTCCCCATCGGCGGTCGTGACGAAGCGTGGGACGGCGAGGCCGCAACGAACCGAGTGTTCGATTGGGCCACCGAGGAAGACGGCTCGCTGAACACTGCGAAACTCCGTCAGGCGTTCTTCTTCATCGACACCTCGAAGGATCTCAACACCCGACAGGCGTACAAACTCCCATTCACCGACGTAGGCGACGGTGGTCTCCACATCGTCCCACGTGGAATGTCCGCGGTGTCCGGGGGACACGGCGTCGACAAGATGACGGGCGCATCCAAGGCCGAGAAGGACGCCATCAAGCGGAAGATCTGCACCATCTACAAGCGGATCGTCGACAAGTACGACGATTGGCCCGACTGCCCGTTCACCCCGGACGGCGGTCGCCCCGAACGCAAGGAACGACGCAACGACAAGGACGTCGAGGGAGACACCTTCGAGACCGACACCGAAGAGGAGCCCATCGTGGCTGACGAGAAGAAGACCGCAGGCATTGTCGGCACCGGCAGCCTGTCCCAGTCCGAGGACCCTCGCACTCAGGCTCTCGTGTCCCGCGTGCAGGAACTCCTCCGCGAGGGTGCGGTGGCAGTGTCCATTAAGCACGACCTCCACCCGGACGTGTCGGCGAAGTTGGCCGACCTGGAGAAGTCGTTCGCTGACGAGGACCCGGAGGTCGCCGCTGCTGCGATGCTGGAGGCGCAGGAGATCTACGAGAATGCCGAGATCCGCCCGCGCCACGTCGCCATCGTCGACACCGCCGCGTTCAGCAACGCCCGCCTCACCCTGGGCGAGGACGGTTACTCGGTGTCCGGCCCGGTGACCTTCGAGGGCATCTACACCGGCGACGTTCGCACGCTGAAGCACGGGTCGCTTCAGTGGGACGACGAACTGCTTCCCATCCCGATCATCTGGGACCCCGACAACAACGACCACGACGGCGTGGTTGTCGGGTCGATCTCTACTCTCGAGCGGGTCGACGGCATGGAAACGGCTGTTCGACCTGAGACCGTCAGCGGGGAGGACATCGAGGCGGTCGCTGCGGCTGCTGGATCGTCCGCCCTCCCCGCTGCGTACTTCGCTGACTTCAAGCCGACGAAGAAGGTGCCCCTGTCGGTGGGTGACGAGGACTCCAACGGCCTTCGTCGTATCTTCGGCATCGCCGCGCCGAAGGGCGTGTGCCACCGAAGCGACATGGGCGCGTGCTTCCAGTACCCCGGCGACGTGGACCGTCAGCACAAGGGATTCCACACCGGCCAGTTGATCACGCTCTCCGACGGGACCACGTTCCAGCCGGGGGCGCTCACCCTCGGCGGACGGCACATCGACACGAATCTGGCCCGACAGGGCGTCGGTGTCCTGGAAGTAGGTCGCCACCGCGACGACGCCAACACTATCTTCGCGATGGTCCGTGCGTGGGAGACTCCTTTCGGTCTTGCGGTCAGCGGCATCGTGATGCCCGACATGGACAAGGCCGACCTCATGCGTGCCGCCGCGTCCGCTCCGAGCGTGGAACTGTGGCCTTCCGGTCGTGGTCGCACGCTGGTCGGCCTCCACCTTGTCCCGACTCCCGCGTGGCCGGTCGCGGCCAGCGCAGGCGGCGACGTGCAGACTCTCACCGGACCCGACCACGTCCACGTCCTCAACCCTGAGGGAGGCTTCTGCGCCGAGTGTGGCGACCACAGTGAGCACAGTGAGATCTTCGAGGGGGTCCTCGAGAGCGACGGCTGGGATGAGCGCATGAGTGCCGTGGAATCGTCCCTCAAGCGGATCGAAGGAGCCCTCGCTCTGCTCGCCGAAGAGGCGCTCACGAACGTCCCACTTCCAGAAGATTCTCCACAGGAGTAGCGTAAGTCCCGTCCGGAGGCTACCCTTCGGGCAATCGGCTCTGTGTAGAGCGAACTGGCGGTGGTCACCGCGTCCCTGAACACTCCAGACGCGAAAGAAGTCCACCATGGATCTCCAGCAGGCTCTCAGCATCCTGGGTCGGGTTGGCGCGGGAGAGACTCTCTCGCTGTCCGAACTCACCCAGGCCCGCGACGTCATCGCACGTCAACTCCACTCCCTACGCGGTTCCGCAGCGCCGGACCTCGACGCATTGACCACCCTCCGCGAGTCCTACTTCGCTGCCGACGCTGCGGTCAAGGCCGTAGCCGAGCAGGAGCAGGCCGCAGCGGACGACGTCGATGCCGCTCTCGCCGACATCCCTGATCCTGATGAGGAAGAGGGCGGCGACGAGGAAGAGGACCCTGACGCCGAGAAGGACGAAGAGGGTGAGGATGCGGTTGCTGCCGCAGCGAAGCCCAAGAAGGGCAAGATGCTCTCCGTCCAGGAGGCAGTCGCTCGACTCGGCCTCACCGGCACCCCCGGCCTCCAGATCAACGAGCCGGAGCGGGACCTCTCCGCCACCACGACTCGCGTCGTACTCAACGGTGATGTGGTCCAGGACCCGACGCTCTTCATGCTGGCCGAGGCGTTCCGAGATTCTTCGGGTCGCAGCCTCAAGACCGGCAAGGAGCGGGTTGCTCGGTTCGAGACCACCTTCGCCGAAGAGCGCTCGCTCACCGGCAAGATCAACGCGGACACCCGGCTGCTCGACTCGTTCGTCAGTCCGGAGGCCGTGTCGGCATCCGGCGGGTGTTGCTCGCTGCCGCAGCCGATCTACACGAACCCGGTCTCGGGCAGCACGGCTCGTCCCATCCGGGATGCGCTGCCGACGCTGGGCGCAACGCGAGGCAAGTTCTCGTTCTTCCCGGCCATCTGCCTCCCGGTAGACGGCTTCGGGGTCTGGACCTGTGAAGACGACGAACTCGTCGACGAATCGGATCCGGACACCTGGAAGGTCTGCGCTGAGGTCGACTGCGATGAAACCGAAGAGGTCGGCGTCGATGCGGTCTACTCCTGCGTCACCATCGGGAACTACCAGACCCGGTTCGCCCCCGAGCAGTGGCAGGGCTACCTCGCCGCTCTGGCGATCCAGAACTCCCGTCGGGGTGAGGTCCTGCTCTTCGAGAAGATGCGGGAAGCGGTCATGGCGACCTACACGGTGGATGCCCTCGGGGACACCTTCTCCAACACGGTGAACGGTGTCGGCACTGCCGCCGCTGCGCTCCGTCAGGATCAGCGCCTCGGCGATGTCACGATGGACTTCTTCGTCAGCGAGACGTTGCTCACGGCGGTCCGGCTCAGCCTGCTGAACCGTCGGGTCGCTGGCTCTTCGGTCGATGATCCCAACGTGGCGGCGAGCCTGCTCAACACGGCACTCGCCAACGAGGGCGTCAACGCGGTGTACTCGCAGGATCTGGACCCCGTCCAGTTCAGTTCCGGTGGCGACAACCCGCAGTTCCCGGTCACCCTCGGTTCGGTGCTGGCTCCCAACGGGTTCTTCACCTTCCTCGACGGTGGCACCCTGGACCTCGGCACCGAGATCCGGGATCACAACCTCAACCGTCAGAACAAGGTGGCAGCGTTCGCCGAGTCGTACGAAGGTCTCCTGGCCCGTGGGTGCAACGCCCTCGCCCTGGACATCCCCGTCGAGATCTGCGACGCCGTCCCCTGCCCCGCCTGATCGGCACCGAGAACTAGAAGTAGGAAGGAGAGGCTCTGATGTCTCAGGATCTCATGGAGACCGGGGAGATCGTGGTTGCCGCCCGTTCAGGCGGCATCCTCAATACGGCTCTTCCCGCCCCAGAGGGCTGGATGCAGGGCCTCGCCCTTCCCTTCAACGGATGCGGCGAGCCGGTGCTTCAGGATCGGTGCGCTGCTTCCGTTGACACTCTGCCCGACAACATCCACGTCGCGGAGTTTCACCCGTTCGGTGTCCAGCAGAGTTCGACGTGCAGCAGCCTGTCCAGGATCGACCAGAGCAAGCACGCGGAGGCTCGACTCGACTCGACGACCGAGTGGGCCGTCGCCCGCCAACTGGCGACAGACGGTCTTGCTCTCGGCACTCCGTCGTTCGCAGACGGAACCAGTCTCGGGGTCGTCGCGGACGGCGATTTCGTTCTGGCCGTGGGCACGCTGGAACAGGCTGCCGCTGACGAGGGGTTCGGAACTCAGTGGTGGCTCCACGCTCCTGTCAAGGCGGCTGCGTTCCTCACGGAATCCCGCCTCATGCTCGGGAAGTCCTCTCCGTCTGGCGCTCCGTGGGTCGTCAGCGTTGGCTACCCTGTCCAGGGCGCAACCACCATCCGCCTCTGGGCCACTGGCTCAGTGTGGGCGGGGGTCGAGGAGCCATTCGTCTTCAGTGACCTGGACCGTCGGACCAACGGGGACGAGGCATTCGCTCAGCGCAGCGCCATTGTCGCGTTCGACCCCTGCATCAATCTCTTCATCGACGTCACCGTCCCGGCCAGTCCAGTGGGTGGTCCGTGATGCGGTCAAGCGTGTTTCCACACCTGCCGGGTGCGAATCCGGTAGATCGTGGTCGCCCACACTTCGTAGTCCGTGGCGATCGAGTTGTCGGTCTCTCCGGCTTCACAGCGTCGCCTGATCTCACGGATGTCGTCAAGAGTGAAACGGCTTCTCCCGTTGCGGCCATCTCGGTAATCCCGGTCGAAAGCGTTCTGTCTTTCATCCCCAAGGTACAGATGCCTGAGATTGACACATCGCAGATGTCCGTTCCCGCAAGTATGCAGGACCGATTGTTTGCCGGGATCGCCATTCGCGATGAACCATGCGGCACGGGTGATGGTCATCTGTCGTTCATCGGTTTTCAGATGAGCCCTAGAGTTCGCGAAGACACACTCGTCGGTCTCAATTGCGATGCATCTCTCCAAGTCTTCGAAAACGCCTCCCGGCAGGAGTTTCATGGGTTCGAGGCCCCCAGGATTCCCCGTTTGCCCAATGCGTCCGCCGTGCATTCGGCAGTACCCTCCTGCGTGCATGGGGCGTTCGCATCCTTCGATGAGGCAGTTCCGATGATCGTTGCAGAACTTCGCGTGACCGCCTCGCTCCTTCGGGATTTCGTTCTCACACCCATCCGCGTTGCATGGTCGAGGGCGTCGTTCGAGATTGGTGCGATGGGTATCGCAGAACTTCGAGGAGTTGCTGCGTCCTTCTGGGATCGGATTGCTACACCCGTTTCGCTGACATATTCGCAGGGCCATGTGGCCTATACTACCACAGTAAGAAAAGGTGATTAACATGGTTGTCTGCTCGATGCCAGACTTGGGAAGGATCAAGTGCGTGGGGCTATTCCTCGCTGATGACTGCCTCACCCCGCTTTACGGGGCCGACATGGGCTATCTTGATCCGTGTGTTGCAGCCTTCGAGACCAGCGACAACGTGGACGACGGTGAGGAGTTCACTCGCCGCTGCGCCGACGGGTCCATCAAGCGGTACATCCCGGGCGTGAAAAGCCTTCAGTCCATCGAGGTGAACGTTGACCTCCACTGGCTCGACCCCGAGTGGATTGCGAACGCTGGCGGTGCCACGGCGATCGAGCACGACGCCGAGGTCATCGGTTGGGCGGACGGCAAGTCCGACCGCTTCAACGTGCTTGTGATCGTGTGGCAGGAAATCCTCGGCGAGTGCGGCGGTGGCGTCATTGGCGACTTCATCCGCATCTACCCGGTCAAGGGCGCGACGGTCACCGAGGAGGGCACTCCGGGCGCTGAGGACAACTACGTCCGCATCACCGGCATGACCTCCGATAGCAACAACGTCGGCTTCGGCCCGGTGCCGTTGGCACTGGACTCCGTGTCCGGTGACGCCGAGTGGTTGTCCGATCCGCTAGAGGACGGCAACCACCGCTTCCGCTTCGTGGGCGCACCTGCTCCCGACGGCTGCGGCTCTGTCGCTACGACTGACCCCGGCTCGGTCTGATAGGAGGGCACGATGGCTCTCCTGAGCGAGGCCTCGTGTCCGTGGCCCGTCGTCGCTGAGAGTTGCGGGCTGGCCGATATCGACACCGAGAACCCGGTCTTCATTGCTTCCGTCCTGACAGCCTCGTCCATCATGACGAGGTTGTCGGCGTACACGATCGGGCAATGTGATGTCGAGATCCGCCCGCTGAACCAGTGCCGCGAGTGCCGCTCCTGGTGCTGCGGCGGCGCTGACGCCATCCCACTCAAGGGGCCGTTCAGTATCTCCGTCTGGGATGTCAACCGTGTTCGGCTCGGCTCGGACGAATACCCGGACACTTCGTGGCGATTCGACCGCGAGTCGACGATGCTATACCGAGTGCCTCCAGATGTCTGGCCGCGCAAGGACGAGAAGTGGTCGAACGCTGGCGAGGGTGAGGCGTTCGTCGTGGATGCCCAGATCGGCACTCCGCCGGACGCATGGGCGCTGGACGTGGCTGCTCGCCTGACCAAGGAACTCTATCTCTCCTGCACCGGCTCGAAAGGATGCCGCCTCCCGTCCAACGTCACCACGGTCACGGCGCAGGGCATCACAGTCCGGCTCCGGGACGACGAGGTGAACACCTTCATCCCGGAACTCGGCGCGTGGGTACACGCTGTCAACCCCCATAACGCTCGTCTGCCGGGTGCCGTGTTCAGCCCCGACCTGGCTGCGGCTCGTAGGGGCGCTCTGAGTGCCTCCGGGGCCTGTTGTGGGTAAAACCCTTGCCCAAGTGGCTGACGACCTTCTGACGTGCGTTTCCGATGCGCTCGGGGACGACCTACGCCCCGTGTGCAAGGTGTACCAGACTCACGGCATACCCGTGATATTCATGTGCTGTGACTGCGAAGAGGAGGCCAACGGTGAACTCAGCATCCACTTCCGTCGCCTTTACGACGCAGATGCGTCTACGCTTGACGAAGTCCGTCGCATCCGTCCCTGCAAGGGCGGGGTGACAGCCGCTCAATTCCGGATGGTGCTGGCCCGCTGCCGCCCCATCATCAACGAGAAGGGTGAGATCCCACCCGGCGATGTTTTGACCGATCACACCCAGGACCAACTCCGTGATGTCGAGTTGCTCTGGCAGAGCCTCGCCTGCTGCGGGACGGACCTTCGGATCGACGACATCTCCGCCGATCTCAGCGATCCCGGAAACTGCTCCGTGCTCTTCGTTGACCTGACCGTGCAGGTCTACATCCCCCAACTACCGGACGCGGGATCAGCATGATTGCTACGCTGCTTCTACCGTGGGCCGGGGGTTCTCCTTCAGTTCTCTCCGGTCCGCGGCTCAATCGCTAGAACAAAGGAGAACAGCGATGACTGAAGAAGTACGCCGCGACGTGGTGAAGTTGGGCCTCGACTTCCGGGCAATCCCGGTCGATCTGGGCGATGGCATTGAGTGGGAGTTCCACCCGGACCCCTCTCCTGAGCAGTGGTCCACTCTGGTGGATGCGTTGAAGCAGTTCACGAAGTTCGAGGACGACGATTTCGGGGGAGAGGCGTTCAAG